CCCCAACGAATTCCGTCCCACTTATTCTATTAGCAACAGCACAAAACAAAGCTGATGCATCTGGAACAGGTGTAGCAGCCGCAACAACAGCCGCTAACGCAAATAAACTATTCCAAGTAACAAGTCAGCGAGACTTAGTAAACTTATATGGTACACCATTCTTCTATACAACGACAAATGGTACCCCGATTCAGGGTTATGAATTAAATGAATATGGTTTATTAGCTGCCTATAGTACACTAGGTGTAACAAATCGTTGTTATGTTTTACGTGCTGATATTGACTTGGCTAGTTTAGTTGGCCAAACAGGTCGCCCAACTGGTAATCCAGATGCTGGAACATATTGGTTAGATTCTACTACAAGTACATGGGGTATCTATGAGTTTAATCAAACAACCGGTCAATTTACCCTACAAAATCCAATTGTCATTACTGATGCAAATAATTTAACTGCAAGTGTTCCGGATAGCAGTATCGGGAATATTGGTGATTATGCAGTAGATGCTATTCAAATTACATCTATTCCTGATGGATCTACTAGAACATATTGGTATAAAACAACTAATAATACTTGGGAAACCTTAGGAGGTGCTGCATGGAGATTAGATGTTCCTGCCGTTCAAGGCACAAATTCTAATCCAACTTTAACTACCGGTAATACGTTTACTATTAACTTGTCAGGTATAACAGGAGTAACAGCAACTATTACAGTTCCTGCATCAACTAATAATACTGTAGCAGGTGTTGCTGCCGCAATTAATGCTTTAGGTTGGACAGGTGTGGCTGCTGATGTAATTAGTGGTAAACTATGTTTATTTAGTAATCAGCGTATTAGTTCTGGTACAGCAAGTCTTGTTATTGCCGCCGGTACCGGAACAGTACTTAGTGATATAGGTATTACTGCAGGAACATATAATCAACCAGCAATCGGATATGGCACAAGTGCTCAAATGCCATTATGGGGTAGTAATCAAACTACCCCTAGACCAACAGGTTCAGTATGGATTAAAGTTGGTTCTGCTGGTACCGGATTAACTCCAATAATGTCGGTGTTTAATGGAACTACACAAGCATGGCAGTCTAAAAATGTATCCTTAGCAGTAAGTGATTGGGTAGCAAGTAATAATTTAGATGCTACCGGTGGTCAAGCTATTCCAGCTGGTACAATATATGGACAATATGCATTTAATTCTCAAGTAGTAAATCCATCACTCAATTCTCCTATATATATGTGGGAAAGAATTGCAACAGGACCTACTGTTATAACAGGTAGTAATACAACACCAGACTTTACATCAGGACCATATTACATGACGGTTCAAGTATCTTCGCCTAATAGTACTAGCTTAAGTTCAGCTTATAATTTTACGTTATTGGATAATACAGACGCTACTGATTTTGTAACAGCATGGGCCGCAGCTGGTATACCTTACACAACAGCAAGTGTAACATCTGATGGTTCTATACAATTAATACATACCACCGGTGGTGAAATAATATTAAATGATTGTGTTAATTCATCTTTCACTGATATTAATGTATCTAATGGGGTAATTACAGAAGCTGGATTTGTATTAGGTACAACATCTGGTGTAAAATATGGTCCTGCTAATCAACCTTCTTTTACAGGAGTGGCACAAGGGTCTAGTTCAGGTTCAGGAACAACAGCTACATTTAATGTTACTATTTTACCGTCCGTAAATTATGTTCCGGTAGGCAATGGCATTGCGTCGGGTGGAATAGGTTATGCTGTAGGTGATACTGTTACTATATTAGGTACTAGTATGGGCGGAGCTACTCCTGCAAATGATTTAGTTGTTGAAATAACATCAATATCCGGAGGTTTGTCAACCGGCCCAGCAACATCATGTACATATATATCAGGTGTACCACCGGGTAATTATACAACCCAATTAAGTAATTGGGTAGAATTTACATATATTGCTAATGAAGGTGAGCCAAATGTAGCTCCTGCTAATGATACAAATTGGTTCTACAGTGTAGTTGACCAAGTTGATATTATGGTTAACTACAATGGTGGATGGTATGGCTATGGTAGGAGAGATTATGATTCTAGTGGTTTCCCTCTACCGGCAGGAACAAATGAAACTGATCCAAATGGTCCGCTAATTAGTGCTACATCCCCATCCGTACAAAGTGACGGTACTGCGTTGGTATACGGTGACTTATGGATTGATACTAGTGATTTAGAAAACTATCCAATAATCAATCGTTGGCAAAGTGTCAGCGGTACCGATCAGTGGGTATTAATTAATAATACTGACCAAACAAGTAGTACTGGTGTAGTATTCGCTGATGCTCGTTGGTCAACTAATCAGAATACTATTAGTCCAGTAGATGACCCTATACCAACAATTGTACAATTATTAGCAAGTAATAATCTTGACTTAGATGCACCCAATCCAGCACTATACCCATCTGGTATGTTGTTATTCAACACACGCCGTAGTGGTTATAATGTAAAACAGTATATGGTTGATTACTTCAATAGTACAAGTTTCCCTGATGATACACTACCTGACTTTACTAGTACTTGGGTAACAGTAAGCGGTAATCAAACAAATGGTAGTCCATATATGGGTCGTAAAGCACAACGTGCAATGGTTGTGCAATCATTAAATGCGGCTATTGCTACTAATACAGCAATACGTGATGAAGATAACTTCTTCAATTTGATTGCAACACCTAACTATCCAGAATTACAACCTAATATGATTACATTGAATAATGATCGTGGTCAAACCGGTTATATTCTAGGTGATACACCGATGAGATTACCAGATGATGCTACTGCAATTCAAGCTTGGGCCAACAATGAGGCAGGCGCAGCAAGTACAGGTGAAGAAGGTCTAGTAAACCGTGATACATATATGGGTCTATTCTATCCTAGTGGATTAGCAACTGACTTACAAGGTAATCAGGTAGCAGTACCCCCATCATATATGATGTTGCGTACATTCTTGCGTAATGATACTATTAGCTATCCGTGGTTAGCGGCAGCAGGTACTCGTCGTGGTACAATTGATAATGCGTTAAGCATTGGATATGTTGACAGTGCTTCTGGTGAGTTCCAATCTATCAAGACTCGTTTGGGTATTCGTGATGTATTGTATATTAACTTCATCAATCCATTAGTATTCTTTACTGGTGTTGGTTTATTGAATTATGGTAACAAGACAAGCTTTAATAGTTCAAGTGCATTAGATAGAACTAACGTTGCTCGTTTAGTTGCGTACATACGTAGACAATTAACATTGGCAGCAAGACCGTTTGTATTTGAACCTAACGATGCGTTAACACGTAATCAAATTGCAGGGGTCGTACAAACATTGATGGTTGATCTAGTTGCTAAACGAGGTCTATATGATTATCTTGTAGTTTGTGATGAAAGTAATAATACACCGGCAAGAATTGATAGAAATGAATTGTGGATTGATGTTGCAGTTGAACCTGTTAAGGCAGCTGAATTCATCTATATTCCGGTTCGTATATTGAACACAGGCGAGCTTGGTGGACAATAATAAAATATGATACCCCGAGAGGGGTATCTATTTATAAAGATAAATATTAATAACAGGAGAAAAAAATGGCAATAGCCTCACAATCATTGTTTAACATGACCGTAGCGTCAGACAACGCTGGCGGAAATCAGGGCTTGCTAATGCCCAAACTACAATATCGTTTTAGAGTCAACTTTTTAAATTTTGGTACTAATAATGCCACTAACGAATTGACAAAGCAAGTTATTGACGTAACTCGCCCATCAGTTAGTTTTGGTGAAATTAATATCCCAGTTTATAACTCTACTATGTATTTGGCAGGTAGACACGAATGGCAACCACTAACAGTTAATGTTAGAGATGATGCCTCAGGTAGTGTATCAGCATTAGTCGGCCAACAACTACAGAAACAAATGGATTTTGTTGAACAAGCGTCAGCCGCAACTGGACAAGATTATAAGTTTCAAACAAACATTGAAATCTTGGACGGTGGTAATGGTACTGCTACTCCAGTTGTACTAGAAACGTGGGAAGTATATGGTTGCTTCCTACAGGCAGCTAATTATAATAACTTGGCTTATAGTTCAAATGAAGTTGTAACAATACAATTATCAATACGTTTTGACAACGCGGTTCAATCACCGTTAACATCTGGTGTTGGTACAAGTGTTGGTCGTGCTTTAGGTGGTACATCAACTACAGGTATTGGATCAGGTACTTAATATATTTTAATATATTAAATGGCTGGATTTTTTCAAAACTTATTAACAGACGCTGCCGGAGGATTCTTTGGCAACGACTACCTGCGTGATTATACTCACGCTAGTAAGACATTCAGACCTAATGCATATCAATATGCACCCAAGTTTAAGTTCCTATTCCATGTGTATTTTGAAATCAATCAAAGTGCATATGCAGTGGGATTACCACAGGGTGCAAACTTTGGACTAGCAGTTAAATCAATAAAATTACCAAGCTATAGTTTTGATACTCATACGATGAATCAATATAATCGTAAACGTATTGTGCAAACAAAAATTAAATATGATCCCATAGATATTAACTTCCATGATGATAATGGAAATTTAATACGTAATATGTGGTATAACTACTACACATATTATTATAAAGATGCAAGTATACCAGTAGCATCAGTGTCTGGACGTCAAGCACAACAAACAGGTAATGGTAGTACTAATAGTCCTAATAATACAAATTACAATTTAAGAAACATTTATTCACAATCTATTACTGGTGATACTAATTGGGGCTATATAGGAGAAACACCTGATAGTCCTGCAACTAATATACAAGCAGGTAATGGTCAAACTAAAATTCCATTCTTTAAAAATGTTACAATATTTGGTTTCAATCAACACAAATATGTAGCATATACATTAATTAATCCTATCATTAATAGATTTGCACACGATACGTACAATTACGCAGAAGGTAATGGTACTATGGAAAATACAATGACATTGGACTATGAAACTGTAAAATATTTCCAAGGATCTATTGATGGAACTAAACCTAGTGATATTGTTGCTGGCTTTGGTGAACCGGGCAATTATGACAGACAAGCAAGTCCTATAACTAGACCGGGTAGTCAAGCTAGTATTTTAGGTCAAGGTGGTATAATAGATGGTATATTTGGCAATGAACAACGTGACCCAATAACCGGCGATATATTAAAAGGTCCTGATGGTAAAAATTTATACAACAGTACAGGATTTATTGAAGATTTAACCGGACCAAATAAAAATATTTTAGGTGCTATACAAAAAGCCGGTGCTACATATAATACTCTTAAAAATATAAATCTAAAACAAGCTATTAGAAGTGAAGTAACTGCTGGTATTACTAATGCTATTATGAATCCATTAAACAATACTGGAAGAAATGTATTGTTTAATTTACCTATATTTGGTTCTACTCCAAATCAAGCTCAACAAGCAACTGGTAGAAACGTAACTCCTCCTCCTATAAATAACTAATATAGGAACACATCATGGCAAGAATTATAGACGACCGCACCTCATTAGATTTAACAGTTAAGATATTTGACGATTTTTATGCATTTAATATGACAGTTAACGGCAATGAATATGATATTGTAAATGGTTATTTTAAATCAGTATGTGATACTAAAGCTATAGCTGGTAATTTTACTGCATTTCTATTTAGAATAGCACAAGAGACAGGTATACCTGTATTAGATTTGTTAGGACAAATTCAAGGTACTGGTACCAAATTACAAATGAATCAAGTGATATCATATTATCTAAACAGTTTTAAATCTAAAACAAGTTTGTATGGTGTAAGCACAGTACCACAATCAAATCAACCGGTAGCACGTAATATCGTGCAATAATCATGGCAAAATATGCTCAAGGTACATTTGTCCCCAGAAATACTCAAAAATACGTAGGTAAACATACCCCTAGATATCGTAGTGGTTGGGAACTTACATTTATGACCTTTTGTGATAATAACAAAAATGTATTGTATTGGGCCAGTGAAGCTATAAGTGTACCATATCGTAATCCATTTACCGGACTACCAAAAACATATATCCCTGACTTTTTTGTAGTTTATCAAAACAAGCATGGTAAAAACATTGCTGAAATAGTTGAGATTAAACCTAAAAAACAAAGCCTTATTGAAAGTAAAGTTGCTAATGCTAGAGATAGAATGGTAGTGGCAATTAACCATGCTAAGTGGCAGGCTGCAATGGCCTATTGTAAACATCATGGATATACTTTTAGAGTTATAACCGAGGATGATCTTTTCTATAATGGGCGAAGCAAGTAACTAAATACTTGTATGACTAAAAAATTACAAGAATTGTTTGAACTTCCACAAGATGAAATTGACAGCTTGCATATTCCTATACCAGAAAACGCTAGTCAAATAACAACAGATGCACTAAGTGCGTTAGAAAAGATTGACCAAGCATTACCTCAAGTTCGTGGACTAGATATAAGTGATACTGAACTAGATGAATTAGCACGAATGGCTGTTGATAGTTTTAAAGATTTAAGTGATTTGGGTATGCAAGTTGACAGTAGATTTAGTAGCGAAATTTTTAGTGTGGCAAGTAATATGCTTGGACATGCTATTACAGCCAAGACAGCAAAACTTAATAAAAAATTAAAAATGATTGATTTACAGCTTAAAAAAGCACAGTTAGATCAGAAATTAGCTAGCAAATCTGAGGAAATAGAAAACACTCCAATTGGTGAAGGTAAAGCACTAGACCGTAACGAGTTGTTAAAGTTGTTAGCCAATAAAACAAATGAACAATGATAAATACATAATACAGGAATAACGCAATGAAAAGCCTAAAAACATACATAACCGAAAGTCTTAAAAGTTACAAATATACTATAAAGATTGCTGGTGACGTGGATAAAAACTTTATAGATATGTTTAAATACAATCTAAACAAGTTTGATCCGATCAGAATCAGTGATCCAACTAAGACCCCTATTCAGAAAGATCCATATGGATTTCCTAATTTGAGTAATCAATCTATAACTATTATTAAAGCAGACTTTAGATATCCAGCCACTGAACCAATGATTCAACAGATTGCTCAATTATTGGGCTACAATGTTAACATGGTTCGTGTTATTAGCAGTCAATATGATGATAGTATTAATAGTGAGGCTGAAGGTTATGCTAATGAAATGAAAGATAGTCCAGTACTTACACATGAAGAAATGGGTGAACAACCAGGGGCTAAAGAAGCAAATAAAGCATACGGTGATAGTTATTTAACTAGCATCAAAGACCAAATGAAGGGTTCAACAATTGATATTCCTTATGCAGGTCAAAAGACTCCTAATGCGTTTGATCCGTTCAAACCATATTTGGATGATAAAAAATTAGGTGATAAGAGTCCAATGAGTACTATTACACGCCCACCAAAGCCGGCAACTGGTGCTAGCGTATCTAAATAAAAGGAACATCAAAATGAATATGTTAGATTTAATGAACAAAATGACCCAGCTTAGTGAAGCAAAAGAAAAAACTAAAACTGGTCTAAAGCATACTGCTGAACCCGGTGGTTATGGTCGCAAAGATGATGAAGATGATGAGGGTAATAAAGTTAAAGCCACTGCTGTAAAAAAAGGCAAGGGTCGTCCAAAGAAAGATGCCGATGATTCAGGTGAAACTAAAAAGTATGACTTTAGTGCATTTGGTGTTAAGTCTGGTAAAGATGTTAAATTACCCAAACATGATAAAAAGAAAACTACAGTAGTTAAAGGTAAGTCACAAAGTCATGCCGATAACAAAAAAGATGATGGCACTGATCCTGAGACTAAAGATAAGAAAAAAAGTCTAAAAGAATATTTTGACGCATTAGACAGAGCGATAATGAATGAAGATGGTTATACAACTGCACCAATGCCGGGCGCTGTTCAAGTTAAAGATGCATCAGGTAAAGTTGTCGCAACTGCAAAAAGCCCACAAGCGGCTGAAATGTTTAAGAAGGGTGACGTAACTCTTGGTAATCCGGAAGAGATGCACAAAGAAGACATCGGTAAGCATAACAATGCTACTACGGGCTTTGATGCATTAGTTAAGAAGTTAACACCTAAGTATGGTGCAGAGGCAGCTAAACGTATTGCTGGTGCACAACTAAAGAAAATCCGTGAAGCCGATCAACCATCTAATCAGATGGATATGGGTGCTGGTTTGGGTGCAGGCCGTAGTCAAGCAACATTTGAAAGCCGTAGTAAGGCAGGCAAGAAAATTACTAAAGACTTGCCAGGTAATCAAGATAAATTAGATGTAGCAGAACCAAAAGGTAAGCTAGATGCTAAAGATTTCAAAGAATTGTCTAAGAAAAAGAAAGACAAAATTGATGAAGGTATGATGGACAAACTTAAAGGTATAATGGTACCCAAACTAATGAAGTTATTAGGTCCGGATGCAGAACAAATTGCTAACGCAGTTAAACAAGCAACTGGTGGTGATTTTACTCCTAGCAAAGAAAATGCTATCAGGGTAGTAAAAGCACTAGGAATAGATAAAGCTGCCGCGCAAGGTCAGTCACAACAAATGGCTGAAGGCATTGCTGGCAACTGGCAAGGCAAGTTGATTCAGGCACTATATACTTTAGGTCTACTTGGTTCTGCAGGTGCAGCCTCAGCAATGTGGCACTCAGTTGGTGGTAGCTGGTTTGCTGTAGTCGGTGTATTGTTACTGATGTTTGCAGGAGCATTTTTCGGTAATGAACCCGGTCAAGTAGGAGCCATGGGCAATTTTGGCAACAAAGGAACTAGTACTCAAAGAGGCCTAGATATTCACGGTATGCCTACTAGAAATACTAATGTAAAAGAATCAGCTAAAAAGAAAGTAAAAGAAGGTATGGAACATAAACTAAAAGCAGCTCGCCATACAGGTAAAGCACACGCATTATCTAAGCAAGCATACAATTGCAATTATGATGATATGGAAGAATCAAGACATTATC